CCGTAGCCTTGCATCATCAGGCGATCACTCATTGTGCGCTTTGCGCCTGAGTCAATTGTGTCTTTGACTGATGGCGGTAACTCAGAAACAACCATTGTTGTGATTGATCTGTTGGCTGCAACAACAGCGCTCAGTCTGTGCTGACCATCAATAAGTGTACCATCAGTGGCAATGCGGATGGCGTCACCGTTAACCTGCCATCTGTCGCCAAGAATATCACGCGCCATTCTTTCAACTTGACGGGGCTTGATGTTCCGGTTTGCTTCGTTGTTAGATAACAATTGCTGTGCCATCTCCGGTGAGATTACTTTTATTTCTACCTTCATTTTGGTTCTCCTAGTAAGGTATTTCATCATTGATTTGAGGTGGATTGTAGTTAGCTTCCCAAGCATCTGTTGCCCTTCTTAACCATTTGTCTCTGTTAAAGTTTGGGTTTGCTCTCTGCAATTCATCTGCAATTTGGTTGAGTTGAGTGGGCCAACCTACCATTGGCCCAAATGTGTCAGCCATCCATTCAAGCTGAACACGATTCATATTCATACCATCTCCTTCCATTGTGTTGTCTTCATTGCACTAGCGATCTTAGCTTCGCGTTCATAACGCGCAGTGTGAGGTGATTTAAGTTCGCCAGTATGCGTTGCCCAATATGTTAGACAGTTATACAAGGCCCACTTGTTTGAGCCCAAGCTACTGCGCTCATCACCCCAGATGCGCAGAAGATTCTCTAATTGTTTTTCATTCGTCTTGCTTGTTGCTTGCTGGCGCGTGTACGCTTTTGCCACAGTCTTCTTGAGGAATGATTCGACTTGATCATGTTCAACCTTGGTCTTCATCCAAGACTGCCATACATCTTTCTGATCTTTGAAATGCTCAAGGCCAGTGACAATCTTAGCTGCTGATCCATCTACATTAATAGATGCGGTGTGTTTGTATCGGCTGAATCAGCTGTGGTGCAACCATTCAAGCACCAAAGACGCAAGCCACTTGCTGCTTGCGCAAAGGGCCACGATGCATCGTAGCTATTAGAGAAGGTGGCGCGGTACTTAACGTAGTCGCCTACCTCTGGTTCAACAGTAAGATTATTAAATAGTATCTCACCTCTAAGCTTGCGACCATTCTCAAAGACATCAACGCTTACTTCGTAATCGTCAGATAAGTTGGCTGCTTTCACGCCATCAAGCACAGAGTTTACAACATCATCGTGTGATACGATCTTGTAGCGCGACTTGTGCAAGCCCATTGATGCGCCAGTATCAAGGCGCACAATGTTCTGATGCCCAGCTATCTCAATGCCAGCTGCATCGAAGACAGGCTGTGACTCAACGGGAAAGTTGAAGTCATCCATTCTAAAATGTTTCATGCTATATCTCCTCCAGCTTTGCATGTATTTGCTCAAAACAAATTGCAATTTGTTCCATTGCATGTGGTCGCTTGCAGTTTTTAATTACATCTGAATGATCTTTGAAAAACTCATGGATCGCTTCGATGTCACCCCTAACAAACATTACAGACAAAGGTAGCTCTGCATAATCAATGTAATTAAGCCTCATGATGCTGAAGAATCCTTTCTTTTGCTTTTAGCTGCACGACGAGCTTTGCGATTTGTTACTTCAAACTTAGGCTCTGGCTTTGCCTTTGGTTTGCAAGTAAATGGTTGTTGCTTGTTCTTCATTTAGTTCTCCTTGGTTATCAATAGCTTGGACTTGCATCATTGCAACATTAATAGCTATTGTCTTTAGTTACGTTACGTCACTTATATATTACTCGGATGCTTTGCTCAGTTAATTCAGTTTCACCTTTCGTTTTTAAACTGAGTTGAAAGCGCCCGACAAATATATAACCGTGACCCCTCCCACCCCTGCGGGAGGGCGGGTGGAAGGGGTAGAAGCTACACAAAACAGTGAGCAAACGGAAAGGGCAGCTAGTGCTGCCCTCCCTGTGTTACGCTACCAGTTCGCGTATTTCTTTAAGCTCTGCTGCCGAAAGCTGTTTGCGCGGCCCCTTGGTTGCTGTCTCGGTGCCTTTCGGTATCCAAGTGTTGCCAGCGATGCTTTCGTAGACTGCAACCTCGCAAGCATGAAGCTGTTGGGCAACCTTAATCTTGGCTTTGTTCTGCGCCATGTTTGCTTGAGCGCGTGACTGTGCTGCTTCGTTGTTTATTTCAACAGCTTCCTCAAAGTCGACCAAGTTGTCGGCCAACAGCTTTTTGTAATAGACAACGTTGCGTCTGCTTGAATAACAATTGCCTGATTGTACTGCTTCTAGATATCTGTCATCAGGTGTGTCGGTTGAATAAGATTTGAACATTTCGATAGTTGCTGCGAGACGCGCATGGGCAGCGGCAAGAGCTTTCTTGTCAAGAGTAGTGGTCATGATATTTCTCCAAATATAAGTTACAAGTCGCGCAGCGGACTGCCCGCTGCGCCCAGTTCGCATAGAATCCCCACAAGGCATAGTTTGTTACCCAAAGCCAAGATAGCCACAAGCACATCGCCAAAGCTAAGAAAGGATTCGTAATTGCGAACTGTTTTTACCCATGTTTCGGATCAGAGGGGGGTAGCGGGCAGTGCGTTGTGAGGCGCCAGTAACGCAATGTGCAGGAGAGATGTCGTGGCCGCTGCTTGCAGACATGGAAGCGCTTGCCCAAGCTGCCCATGTGGCGGCTCGCCCTGCAACTGTCGGAATGGGCAAATCGTTTCTGCCGACCCTAACTGTTAACTGACACCTGAGATAACTGGAAGCGGTGCAATCAGGCTGTTATTCTGCACGTAACGTTGGCTATCAAAAAGCCTTTGGCAGACAACCGACTTTGAGTGTTGAAATGAACAACCTTGCTGCACTGTCTCGGGCTAACATGGTGCAACAAAGTCAAGGTTGTTCAACTGCGGTGCTTGTGGGGTTGCACTACGAAAGCCGTTGGTAACACTGATGCCAAAGGCCCAGCAAACAAGGGCTGCCAAACAGATCGCCAGTAGAGCTAAGAAATGTGCTAACTGGTACGGCTCAGGGTGTGCAGTGCTAGATGCTCTTTGCTTGGCGATCTGGCCTGTCAAGAGGCTAAAGGGCTAACTGCTACAAGATGTAGTAGCTGACATGCTAAGAAACACAAGTGACGTTACGTAACTTCTTGACAGGCTTCACAGTAAGCTCGTAGGAATGGGGGGGAAGAGGGAAGGGGGGGCCAGCCAATGGAGATAATCAATGAACGTTCCTACTAATAAAAAGCTTACTGTGAAACAGACAGCTCTTGTCGACACGCTTGTAGCAAAAGGGTGTACTGTTGCACAGGCAGCTAAAGAAGCAGGTTATGCTAAAGGTGAGTCCGGAAGAGTAACTGCCTGTAAGACTATGAAGCTCCCCCATGTGCAGCAGTACTTGATGACTAGGATGAATGAGGAATTTGGAATCAGTGCTACCCTTGCTGCTGGAACTGTTAGGCGGCTAGCAACAGGGGCCAAGAGCGAATATGTCCAGCTTGAGGCTAGCAAGGATTTACTAGACCGCGCTGGGTATAAGCCAATAGATAGAAGCCAAGTGCAAGTAGCTGGGGATATTCGTGTAAGCATTGACCTTGGGTAAATTCCTCATAGCTGCTTACCTTTTGCTAGGGGGTAGGGTCAAAAACTGCAGTCTCTGTAATGTCAGTG